CTGATTTCTGACGGAATCAAGCACAAGGAGGCCAACTACTGGGACTGGAAATACACCGCAGAGGGCACAAAGCTCCAGTACGGCTTCCGCATTGCTGATTTTTCCAAGGACGCCAAGACCTACAAGACCACATTGCTTTTTTATGGCTCTGAGGTACAGCGGCGGCAACTTCTCAGCGCGTTGCATGATGACTTTGAGAATGACATAAGGCAGAAAAAGCCAGGTAAGTTGATGTGGGGTAGTTATTACCTCATGTGCTACGTTCTGGAATCGTCCACTCAGCCGACCGAAGTGCTCACACAGACCATCAACGAGATTTCCATCTATTCGCCGTATCCGTTCTGGCTTCAGGACTTCAACATCGAGTTTCCGAAGCAGGCGGAAGTGGTTAGCGAATATCTGGATTATGAATATGGCTACGATTACGATTTCAAGATGCCGCCAACAGGGCAGCGGTCAATTGCGCGTACATTCCCGTTTGATTCTGATTTTAAGATGACCATTTTCGGAGCGGCGGTTAATCCCCGCGTGACTATCAACGGGTACACATATCTGCTGTATATGACTATCAACGATGGCGAATATGTAGTCATTGATTCCAAAGCAAAGACCATCATCTTGCACGATGCAAACGGACAGCAATCGAGCGTGTTCAATGCACGGAATAAAGCCAAGACCGTATTCCAGAAAATTCCAGGCGGAAATCTTAATGTTGTGTGGAATTCGTCTTTTGGCGTGAATCTTACCATCTACCAAGAGCGGTCTGAACCAAGGATCGAGGTGAGCGTATGATTATAGTTGCAGATTCTAGCGGTACAGACCTCCATTCTCTTGATTTTTTGGAATATGACTTCGAGGTCGGTGACAGCGAAAACAGCTTTCTTGTGACCTGTCACCGCTCCGAGTGGCAAGCCATCCCAGATGGCGGGCGGATTTACATTCCAGATACGGAATACGGCGGAATCTTCAAGCATCTCGAAACCAACACGAAAACAAATACGATTGCTGCGGGTGGCTACACATGGCGCGGGATGCTCCAGAACAAAATCATACAGCCCGCGTCCGGTGATGATTATGCGACAGACTCCGGAGAGCTCAATGCAGTCATAAAGGCACGCGTCGAGGCGGCGTTTCCGAACCTTTTCACAGGTTCAAACGATTCCACGGGCGTAACGGTCAACTATCAATATAACCGTTATATGACGCTGTATGACGGGCTAAAAGCCATGCTTAAAAGCGTGGGGTATAGGCTTAATATCGCATATGACCAAGTGAGCGGCAAAGTGGTAGTAAGCGCCGCGCCGATTGTGGATTATTCGGAGCAAATCGAATATTCGAGCGATATGAACGCCAACTACTACATGACGATGGAAAACGCGGGTGTGAATCATCTCATTTGCCTCGGACAAGGCGAGTTGAGAAATCGCACTGTTGTCCATCTCTATGTAGACGGCAACGGAAATATATCACAGACGCAGACCTTTTACGGAGCCGATGAGATTTGTGCTGTATACGATTATGCGGGCGCGGCAAGACCTGACCTCATACAGTCAGGAACGCAACAGCTCAAGAACATGACAAGCCACAATTCTTTTCAGATTGATTTTGATACCTTTGACGAGGTCGCAATCGGTGACATTGTTGGCGGACATGACTATATATCTGGGATGCGGATGACCGCACCGATAACGAGTAAGATTGTCAGATGGCGAAACGGGTTTGAAAAGACCGAATACAAGTTATCTGACGATGTGACGATACTGGAGGACAACAACGAATGAATATTATCACAGGTTACCGCGGAGAGCCGCATATAACCTCCCAGATGGACAGGGATGTGAACATGGGCATTTTCGGCGGCGGGGCGTATATCGCAAACGTAGGCGAGAAGCTCGAACCGACAATCGTATCCGCAAACGAAATCCGCCTTGCTGATGGGCTTATCATCGCAGAGGGTTGCGCGGCTGAGATTCCAAGCGGCACAACACAGTCCGTGACTATCCAAAATGGCGCACAGGGCTATCTACGGCGCGATTTGATTGTGGCAAGATACACCAAAGACCTCAGCACATCGGTGGAAAGCATGGAGCTTGCAGTTATCAAGGGCACACCCGCCAGTCTCACACCCGCGCTCCCGTCTTACACGACAGGATCCATTGCGGCGGGCGATACGCTTGTAGACTTCCCGCTGTTCGAGGTTGACCTTGACGGAGTTAATGTTACCGAGGTCAAGCAGATAGCGAAAAGTGTGGATGGCATCATGGATGTTGTGGACAGCATGGACGCATTGACCAATCTCATGACGGGAAAGGTCAATAAATACGTTTGGAACTCCGAGACACAGCTCGAAGAAGCTATTCCGTCGCTCAGTTCCAAGGAAGTCTTTTTGTTCGTAGGCGTTGGCGAGTTCTCCCGTCTGCTGATGGACTCCAATCATGACTGTTTTGGAATCGGCTTCAAGGCGTCGGCTAACGCGGTGTTTTTATTGACTGTCTGCTATGCCTCACTGTATTACACCATACACCGCACAGACGGAACAGGTAATAACTACTGGCCGCTGAAACTTAACACGCGGTATGACGACTAAGGAGGGCGACGATGTACAATCCGAAGATATGGTACGACGGAGACATTGTAACCTCCGGAGGACTAAACAACATCGAGCAGGGCATCGCTCAGAACGCGCATGATATTGAGGACTTGCAGGGCGCTCTTGACGGCGATCTGGAGTCGTATGTTGACAGTTGGCTCGACTCCCATCCCGAAGCTACGACAACGGTGCAGGATGGGGCAATCACTAGCGCAAAACTTGCTAACGGTGCAGTAACAAATGAGAAACTCACCGCAAGGCTTAAAATCCTTACAAATATAGATTTAAACGGAATTGCATATCACGATAATGTTATACTTCCGATCGCAAAAAGTTACGTTGAAGCAGTGACATATCTTTCTGGCTATTATTACGCTGTTTGCCGTGATTATTCTGTAACACCGAATACTTGTTTTGTAGCTAAATATGATACGTCATATAATCTTATAGATACGATTTATACATCCCCTACTTATGGGATGGCAAACAACATTTTTAATGATGGTGAACGCATCCATATAGATTATGATTCCGGGTATCATGTATCATTTGACACGTCAATATCTGATGATTTTGCGGTACAGAATTCCAATATCAGGAATATGGCATTTTGGGATGATACATTATACGGAATTGTCATCAATGCAAGCGATGTAACCGTGTACACTGTTGCATCAGATTTTACAACAATATCAGAATTGTTCAGCATCGCAACAATTAGACAGACACTACAATCTGCGTCAATCATAGACGGGATTTTGTACATTCCCACGACAAAGGGATTGTTCAAGTTCATTGATATGCAGACACAGCAGATCATAGCAGAAATTCCATATTATGATTCCAAGGAAATTGAAAATTTCTTTAAAGATAAAGATGGAACAGTAAAATGTAGTGGCCATTTCTATGGAATGAATGGTGTATTTAATATCGGTGCTTTTAGTGGTGGCGTTGACGGAGCAAAAATGCAATATTCCGGCGTTGATGGAAGTGTCGGTGATTTCAAGCTTGTAGCTTCGCATAGATACGGTTTTTACAACATTACGAACGGTACAAGCATGGGATTGCCTGTGGACACTTGCGACCTGTTTGTGTATGAAAATGCAAAAATTTTGATTAGTGACCAGGGGAACTGCATATATATCTATAAAGACAATCAGTTTAGATTGATTGGGCTGATTAGTCCTATAGATATCTACTATAAAGTAGATACTACACATGACATACATTTCCGACTCGACACGGACGGCCATTTTTATGTATACACCGGGATTATTGTACTGACATCCAACACATTAGAGTTGACGGTGGATTTATCGGAACTTTACACAAAACTCGGACTTTCTGATGGATGGTCGAAGCAGTTTATTGCATTAGGCTCGACAGTAGGAGCAACTAATATTGGAAATACAGCAGATGTATACGCTGTTAATGTAGTTGTACAAAAAACAAAAGCAATGTTCAGATGCCGTAATCTTACTCAAAATACAACAAGCAATATTAATGCAAAATTTGAATTTTATGAGAGAATTTACTGATTAATGGAGGCACGCATGGCAGAAACAAAAATCATAAAGGCTGTATTCGGTGCGGCAGGAGGTTAACAATGACAACAATTGTAATCGGCACAACGCCGACAATTATCTATAAATTCAGAATCATCTCCCCCGATGACCTTATCCAAGCCAAAATGACCATCAAGGGCAAAAATACAATTCTGCTTTCCAAATTCCTGTCTGAGGCAACCATAAAAGAGGACAGCATCGAATGGAAGTTATCACAGGCAGAAACGCTTTCCATTGGCGTCGGAACGCGGACGATGATGCTCAACTGGTTGACGGCTGACGGAACGCGGGGAGTGAGCCCGAAGGAAACAATCAATGTAACTAATAATGATATTGCGGAGGTGATGACGCCATGAGAATCGGGGATACAGTTGTATTAGATGGTGACCTGTCGCTGATTATCCCCATTGATGGCGATATTAATCTGCTCATCCCCGTGGACGGTGAGAGCGGAGTGGTCACCAAGGTGACGGAGCATGATTTGCCGATATATACAGGGCAGACGGTGGTTGACCCTGACTTCGTAGGAATCACGCTTCCGACAGCCAACAAGACAGTAATCAGCGATATCAGAGTCAACCCAATTGAAGTGGAATCTGTTAGTAATCTCAGCGGCGGGAGAACCGTCTACATCGGAGGAATAATCTAAATGGCGAATGAATATGTAAGTAAAGTAGTGCTGTC